ACTGAAATCAACATAACCATTGACATTTTCATTTTCTTCAAGAAGGTCTACTGTCACTCCCAAATTACCGAAAAGCTCTACAAGCCTCTCATTAAGCCTTGCAGCTCCATATTGATTTTGAAAAGCAGTATCATTACCTGCAGTCTTTTCCCTTATTTCTACCCTGAGCTGAGTGTCATCATCTGAAGGAGTGACTACAGCAGTAAGCAAATCCCTCATATCAGAAGAGGTATTATAGCTGAGTGCAGATTGCAGAAGCACATTATAGTTCTCCCTAGTATTCGGGATATAGGAAAATTTTTTCTGCTCAGACTGAGACAGTCTTATAATTCCAATAGCCTTTCTTACTAAAGGAACAGTAAGTGCACTCTCATAAGTAGGCACACCTTGCTCATCTAATGTAAGCTTTGATTTATACTTATCTTGAAAAGAGGGGGCGAGTACAACAGTGAATACCTTTGATGCCACATTATATCCCAGCTCTTTCCTATAAGTACTGAATCCTTTTAATTCTTCCCCTTTCTTATTACGGGGAATATAACTACAACTTAAAGCCATATATAGTTAATTTTAATATTTAACATGGTTTATCTTTTAAGACAGCTGTCACACTTTCATCAAAATAATTTTGAAATTCACTGTCTGCTACTATCTCTTTAGGTGAGGGAAGATTCTCAGATTGTTTGATGTTAGCAAATTCCTTGATTTCAGAGAATTGCGCAGCATCAAAACCAGGGTCAGGATACCAGTTATTCTCTTCCTTGGTATCTGGGTCTGACTTAGGATTCACAGGAGCATCTTGAGATGGCTGATTGCTATTCTCAGGTTGACTGCCATTAGAATCGTCACTGATAACAGCTGGAAATGCCTCAGACATCTCAACCATTGACATACTCATGCTGTACAAAGGCCTGTTTTCTGTAGTGCTGTAATTAGGAACCCTTTCATAGACCCATGAGCTGTTGTTCTGACTGCTCTCATTATCATTAATTGCATAGACAACACCCATATACTTCACATACTGATAAGGCTGTACACCTTCAGACAGTGGTTTAGGAGAAAGCATCACATTGGTTATGTTTTCTCTTTGGGTTCTACTGACATCTCTAGTAACCAAAAGCCTATCACCATTTAAAGTCCCGTAGGCATCCTTAATATCATGTACAGCGTTCTTATGGGTAGTAAAGAACTGCTGTATGAATTTTCTGTTCAGCTCATCACTAAGAGGATTATCAGCTGCCTGCAAAGCTTCGGTATAGGCTCTAAACATAGAAAGGAACTGTGTAGAGAGTCTTGGTGCATAGCTGTCATGCCTAAAGTTTAATCCTGAATCATAATAGCTGAAGAGAAGCAAATCCTTTGCTAAGTCCTGTGCCTTTTCATTAGGATTATTTGCATCAATACCATATACAAGGGCAGTAAGCCTTCTTGAGATATCCTCTTTCTGATTTTTCTCCAATGAACCAGCGTCCTTAAGTACAACCCTATTACCTGACTTAGTTATAATAGTACCTATAAGGGCATTTATATCAGGATTTTCATGAAGTACTTTAATGTAATCATCAGCAAAATTATTGAGATAGTAGTCTCGCTTACTCTTCATTGAATCTCCATCCTCATTACCAAAGAATGTAGAACCTGACAGCACATAGTCTATATACTCTTTATATAAAGAATCAAGGATATCCTCCTTTTCATAGAAATTCTCATCAAGATTATAGAGTATAGGCTTTACTATGCTTTCATCAAACTGTCTGCCAAGCATGAAGAAATAAGGAGAGGCAAGATTGCTGAGAGAATTGATTCCAAGTGCATACATGCCATGCAAGAATGCCATAGGCTGATCCTTAAGCTGTTCTCTTACTACATCTTCTCCCTTTGATACATCCACTGCTGTATTGCTTAATGCTCCAAATACTGTAAATGGATAGTCTGGCTGTGACTTCCTGTTATTGAAGAGCTCTACATTATACTGCTGCAGCCTAGCCTTTGCAAAAGAGTTCTGCATAGCTCCATTAGGAGAGTCAGCCCTTGAAATCCTTACTAAGTCCTTCATTGATTCACTCTGCCTGAGTATATGATAGCAAAGCCAGTCAATGGCTGATACTTCACTGTCAAGCATTCCTTCTGGGTCAAGTATGTTCTCTACAAGCATCTTAGAGGTGACATTATCTTTATGGAGTTCCCATGCATTGCCTTGAGGAGAAGAAAAGTTTCCATACTTATAGTTGGCTCTCTTCATTGAAGGCTGGTTGATGATGAGTGCTGCTTCATCATGGCTGAATCCAAGTCTCAGCATATATCCTATTATTGGAGCTGTAACATCAGTAGAGCCCATATCAGTAAGATTAGGATTCTTACCATTATCTGCAGAAGCACCAATCATTTGTCCTACATTCTTAAGCCTCTTGCCATTATCTGAGGCATCTACCCTATCTATAGTTCTTCCATTGAGAAGGATTTTCTCATTCTCACGAAGCTTAATGTCTGCTCTCTGGAACTTAGCAGCCATAGAGCCTTGTACAGCATATATGCCAATCTGGTTAGAACCTGCCATATTCTGCTTGTGGAGTTTTGCAAAAGTCTGTGGATATATAGGAGAATCTGATGATGAATTAGCCTTGATGAAACTCTTAAGTGTCTTTGTAGAAGATTGTAGTAAATAATCTGTCATTTCCTCTATATCACCTTCAAACTGACTTTCAAGAGCACTCCTAAGAGTTTCATCAGTCATAATCTTAGTCATCTTTGCTGCTCTCTCTACATCGGCAAAACCCTGAGGATTGAACAAAGACTCACTTCCAGTTTTTGAGGTAAGGATATCATGCATCATCTGAATGACCATATTATTTCTTGCAGCTCTTCCATTCTTCTTGGGACTCTTGCTAAAGTCATACTCAACAGGCTTCACAATAGGTGTTGGATACTTATAAGAATTATTGTTTTTATCAAACCACTCCTTGAATCCAAGCTCATCAAAGTTACTGATTTTATACTCAGCCAGAGTATTATCAGTAACCACGCCAGTTCGCTTTATGAAATCTACAGCCCGCTTATATTGCTCATTTTGCTTTGCATAGGCATTTCTGGCTCTTTTCATATCATACTCATATACCTTGAATTCAGGGAGCATGATATACATTTTGTCAACATCAAAGTCAGAGCCTGCCATTGTAGTAACCTCTGCTGGCAATACTATTGCTGAGCCATTCTGCTGTGGAGTGAATCCCTTGATAATTAACGGCATCATTGATGACTTATTCTCAGTAGGAATGCGATATCCTACAGCCTTATCAAGCTTTGCTTTCTTCAAGGCTTCTACATCCAGGTACTGCTCCCCATTCTTTTCTATGAGGAATGGCTCAAAAAGCTTCTTAGAGGTAAGAGGCATATAGCACTCGGCACCTATAAGCTTACCACTATCATCATACCTTAACCTCAAGTTCTCATCAAGGCCAATGCCTGCTGCCTGAATAAGGGCTGCACCCTTAATCTTTTGCTTGGTAATATGGTTCTTGAACATTGAGGTAATCAGTTCCTGCATGAGATTAAACATTGTAGGAGAGTTGGGTGACAGCACAAAATTACCGTCAGAATCCAAAGTCAATGCATCTACAAAGTCCTTTCCATACTTAGGATTGCCTCTTACTATATCCTCTACGGCTTTCTTGAGATTCTTCTTGCTGCTGAATATTTCCTTAAGACCGTCTTCCCCAAAGTAGTCCTCTATAAGATTTTCATTGAGAAGCTCATAGTAGAAGTCAATCAAGGCATCTTTTGGGTAATCTTTCTTAGTGCCATTTGTACCATTAAGGGTGAGCTTGAAGTTATCAGGAAGATCTGCAACTATAATATTCCTTGTCTGGGAGCCAAAGGTAGCTTCTGCATCCATGTGATGTTCTGGAGTTGGCTGTGCCTGAAAATAATTGTCAAAAGGTATGATATGCACTACTTCTGAATTGATGCTGTAGTTTCCATTGTCATCTACAATGAGAACCTTCTGCTTGAGTACACTGATGATATCGTCCTTATTATCAAATCTCACACTTTGAATTTCCTCATTGTATCTATCCTGGGTAATTTGTTTCTTGACAAGAGCATCATCAAGAATGTTCTTTATTTCATAGTAGTTATTTTCAGCATTGTCTACTGTATTTTTCTTCTTGAGTGACTCAAATAAGTCTGTTTCCTTGCCATCAGTATTTACAACCATTCCATTATCTATGGCAGAAACTACCTTTGCAGAATTGAAGGAAATATTGATAGTTCCTTGGTTGCCTACTTTACCTCCAGATTCAAACTGCACCATATCTATAAGGGGCTGTCCGTCAGCTCCCTTAATAGTCATGAATTCTGACAAAGCCCTATATACTGGAGAGTTATAAAACCCAGTATTCTTAGTAATCAAATCATACATCATTAGAAGTGCTATCTCAGAATTTTTATGCTGCTGTGGAACTGCAATAGTACCCCCCATGCCATCATTCCTGTCTATGACTGTGTACACAAAAGGCTTAATAGTCTGGAATATGATATCAAAGTCTCCCTTAGTCCAAGTTCCTGCCTCAAACCTATCAAGAGCCTCTTGCTTATTCTCATCCCAGTTACCCATCATATCCATGACAGCCCTATATGATTCTATAGACCTGAATGCCTGTGCATCGGCAACATTGATATTCCTATACTGCTCCAAGATATACTTCTTGTCGGCTTCTGAGAGTGTAGTTATTCCATTTATGATAGAAGCTATATTGTCATAGGATGGGGAAGTAATCAAATCATCTGAAAGAAGTATTACATTCTCAGTCTTCTTGCCATACCTGGAGTTAGTATTAAGCTGAATACCACCTGCATATACTTCCTTATATCTCTTCTGAAAATCAATGTCATCCTTATAATATGCAAGATCCACAGTAGTAAGCTGAATGATTGATATATTAGCATATACCATATTAAGGTACTTCTTGAATGCTTCATCCCTTTCCTTGTCACTATTGAATTCTTCAGTAGTGTACTCGGAAAATTTTTTCATGAAAATGTCTTCAAGAACTGCCTTTTGGAAATTCTCAATTTCTTCTGCTGTAGCCCTGTCATCTTTCATTGCCTTCATCCTGTCACGGAAAGACACCCCATCAACCATGTAGGTATTAAGCTCTGGAATAAAGCAGAACATATCACCTCTCATTGGAGACCCGTCATAGATGTCAAAATTAGCTATAGGCTTGATATCACCCCTTTCAATAGCTGGTTTCCTTATCTCATTGACATATTTTATTCTCCACATCTCTTGGTCAATGACATCCTCTAAAGCTTTGTAGAGCTCATCTACAGTAAGTTTAGGCCCCTTGACAGTCATTGACATTGGAGAATCAGCAAATATAGGAGCCAGATAGAAGCCATAGAAATTACTGTAGTATCCACCATTTCCTTCATAGCTTCTTTCTTGAACCAGTCTAATATCATCTTCTGTCCACTCTGAGTAGCTTCTGGATTTTGAATTATTTCCATGTTCTGTTATATTGTCTATGTTTTTATAGGGCAGTTCTTCAAACCCAGACACCCCTCCAGTAGAATATCCATTGTAAAGCACTTCAAGCCACTTATTTCTCCAAGTGTTTGTAGTATGGTTATAGAACCATTCATACTTTTTGAAGTACTCATCCATGAATGCCTTTCTTTCATCAACATTTGTATTATACAATTCTCTGAAAGTCTTTTGTAGATAATTATCTGCTGAGTAGCTGTATTTAGTCTTATGGGTTGCAGAGTCATAGAAGGACTGAGTATAGGTAATATCTGATATGAATCCTCTGCCCTTGAAGAAATAGTCCCATATTTTACGATTATAGCTATCTACTGTATCAAGCATATAGTTGTAATCCTTAGCTTGTTCATCAGTAAGACTACCTATCTTATCTGCTATACCCTTAAGTATACCAAGTACTTCCTTGATTTCTGAGCCTCTGTCACCCATTCCAAGAAGTCCAAATATGTTTTCTCTGTCACCTCTACCACCAATGCCAAATGACATCAGAATGTTATGAATGGTATCAACATACTCATTTAGATTCTGAATATCTCTTTTATCTGGCTTCCAATTAGGATCACCAGACACCATGTCCTTATAGATTTCAGCATAGTAAGTCTCATCCTTCAGCTTCTTTATTTCTAGGGAAAGCTGCTTGGCATGCTCTCTGTTTATGCTGCTATCATTATTATATATAGATAAAGGTGTCAGAGTGAATCCATTGTTGAAATTGGCAGTAAGCTTATCAAGCTGACTTCTTTCCTCCATATCATAATTAAGTGGAGTTACACCAAAATAATCTCCATCACCTGTCTGAATTTTACCATAAGGAATGAACGCTTTCCTGAAATTAGTATACATCTGGGATACCACAGCTCCATAGGTAGGAGGATATCTAAAATCTGTCCATGTATCAGCATTTGCATAATCAAAAGTAAGCCTCCTTATAAGCTGTGCTACCCAAGGATACTTATCTCTCATTTGCTCAAGCACTGGGAATCTTGGATAACCGTGAGGATACTCATCTACTGTAATATCTATGCCATCAGGATCTTGGCCTGTATAGCTTCTATCTATTTGTACCCAGTCATCAGGGCTTTTCATGTTTTTAGAAAGGTAAGACAGTAATGAAGCATAAATCTGTCCCATAGGGTACTTTCTCTGATAGCCTGTGTCATCAGTATCTTCTCTTTCTATATTATAAAGTAATCTCTTTACTCTCTTAGACAAAGAGTCAAATGGGTCCTCATACCTTACCTGGAATATCCATCCATCATTACCACTAGCAGTATTATGTCCAGTTTCATTGTTTCCTTCACTCTCTGTATCTTGTTTTTCTTCAGCAGCAGTTTGGTCAGCAACCTTGAGGTCTATAATACGGATGCCTTCTTTTTCTTCGATCTCTAAAGAAGCTTGTGAATTGAACAAATCCTCAAAGAAATCAATAGTATCTTGATACTTCTTGCTTAAAACAGCATCTGAGACATTAGTATTGTATTTAAGAGCCTGTTTAATTTCACTGATAATCACTCCTACTTGCTTCTGCTTTACAGCTTCCTGCCTTCCTTTTATAGGGTCTCTATAAAGGGTCTTAAGCTCAGAAGCTTCATTCTTAGCCTCTTGAGTAGCTTTTTCATCAGCAAGTATACCATCAAGTCTCTCAAGCTCACTGTTAATGAAATTGTCTATCCTATCTGAAAACATATCAGCAATCATTGCTCCTCTGTCTTTAATCTGCTGAGGAGTAAATGTAGAATAGAATTTCAAAGCTCTTGCATCAGGGACCTTTAAAGCGCTTTTATATGATAATGATTGTGGTTTTGTTTTTTCATTAAAATTTGTAAGCTCTACAAAGTCCCTTAAAGTCATCTGATTGAAATCAGCAAGAGTAAGATTATCTAATTCTTCTTGAGACCAGTCACTGAAAGTAGCTTTTAATTCTTTCCACATATCAAGAAGCCACTGTCTTAATTTGGCAACAATGTTTTCTTGTCCTTGTTTTTTGGCTATACCATCAAGTAACTTCTCTCCATTTTCCCCTACAAGTTTTGCATGTACTTCTGAAGCTATAAGATTTTCAAACTTTTCTCCAGAAATACCTGCGTTTTCCCATTTCTTACCATAATTCTCATCCTCAGTTATTTGTTTCCACAGACTGCCATTATCAAATGTTTTGAGGAGATCAATACCTTTTTTCCATAAATCTGGATTTTTCTGGGATAATATAGTATCCCAGATATGGGTATACTCATGAATAGGAGCACTTGGAATTAATTTAGTTTCATCAAGGTAAATTTCTTCTTTATATACAAAACCTATAACAGTTCTGCCGTCAGAAGTTCTTAATTCCTGAATAAAAAAGTTCATTGGAATATACCTTGAACTATTTATTCCATCAGCATTGGGAACTTTTATCCAACCTGTTCTGAAATCTTCTGAGCTACTGCTATTACTTCGTTCTCTGAAGGACTCTCCTTGTGATGTTTCATTATGTAATCCAACATTGTCATCATTTGATTCTCTGATTTCAGCAAGAATGCTATCGCTGTTATGGTATCCTTGTTTAGCAAGATGTTCTTTAGTCCATCTACTAACATCATTTTGGTTTCTGAAATTGCCATTTTCTATTTTATTTTTTAATTCTGTTTTTTCCTCTTCAGTGTAATCTGATACGTCTATTTTAAAGATGCATTGAAAACCTTCTTGTCCCTTACTTTTATTTCTATTTTCAATACCTTCCTTATCAGAATGATCTAATAAATACCAATCGTTTTTCCTATCTAATAGTGTTCTACCAGCATGGTTTATTTTTTTCAAGTCTTTACGAATGTTTTCTTTTTCTTCTTCTGAAAGTTTATTCGTAATATATCTAATGGTTTTTTTAACCATCATTTGAATATCACTATCTTTAATAGAAAACTTGTCCATTTCAGCTTTGCTATGTACTTTATCCCATTTAGATTTTAAGTGTTTTGCAAGCTGATTAGCAATCTGGTTTCTTTTATCATCTGACAAAGATAAGCTTTTTCCAAGTTGAGAAAAAGAAATTTTATTACTTTTTACTCTATCTGAATCTATATAATTAACTAGCTCCTTAGCTGTTGGTAAATCTTCTGGGTTTTTGTTATTACTCTTTTGCCAAGAGCCTATCCATTCTGTGACTTGGTCTACAGTTAATCCTTCAACAGCTGACTGTGTTGGCCACTCTTGAAGTATCTTATTATAAATTTCAGTATGCTTAGGTGATGATGCTAAGCAAGTAATACCTACCATATTTATTAAATTTTAATCATTTTGACAAAGATAACAATTATATCAAGCTTTGCAATTTGTAGTAAGTAAAACACAAGCGCATGTATAAGAAAAAAAATTCCCATACCTGCCTATAATAGGACAAGTATGGGAATATAGTTTAGACAGCTTCTGCTATATTAGGGTGTAAAGACAATGCTTCATCCATTTGCATGAATGGCATATTAGCCAGTGTTCTGGCATAGACATCACTACTATCTGAAAAAGCTTTGAGAAGCTGTAAGAACAAATCATAGTCTTCCTGGGAAATAGTATCACTATAGTATCTACAATAGTTTCTTGTACTTCCTCCAAACAGTTGCTTGAACATAAACTTCACAGAAGAGGCATTAGAGCCTTTACAATACTTCCATTGACTGTAGTTACTAGTAGCATTCTGGAATAATAAGGACACACTATGAGGATAATGAATGTAGTCAAGCATGGCAAGAGCCTTTAATCCAAGACCCTGGGTTTCCTCGCTCTTAGAGTTGATCATCTCAAAGATATTCATCATATTCTCATAGGTAGGTTTGTTATCATTGTTGCCAAGATGCTTCAACACAGTCTTTTCAAATACTATCTTATCTTTGGGGAAATTACCATCTATGACATCAGCAAGCCATTCACTTTTTGCATCTATACAGCCTACATTACCTAAAAATTCAAACTCTGAGTCAAAGATAACATTCCACACTGCATAGTCTCTTTCATAGTCAGAATTATCTGGATTTAGTGTTGCCAACCATTTCTCAGGAGACAAATCCATGAAATCCCTAAACTTGGTTCCTTTTTCAGCATCTTTAAATTTCTTGAGAGTGTCATTGTCGTTAGTTTTTACTATGAACATTTTCTTAATTCCCTCATCAAAGAAAATAATATGAGTCTGCCAATGACTTCTAAATTCAGCTTCTGGGACCACTACTATATCTGCAAGCCAAGGATTAAGTACTTTCTTAAATTTAGAGGTAATCAAGTCTCTTGGTATCTTACTTGCATGATGGATGTACGCAGTCTTAGCAGAAGAGAGTAAATCTTCCCTGTCTGTAACAATTTCAGAACTAATGGCATACTTGCCCGTAGTTCCAAATACGTTTTTAGTATCTAACCAATAAGTATAATTTTGATACGCGACATAATATCGCATACTACGATACCCAGATGTAGTAGGACCAAATAAATCATCATCTACAAAATATGCAGAGTATTCTTCTAGTCCTTTTATTTTATAACCTCTACTCATGTTAAACGATTATTTTATTTCTTATCTTAGAATTAGCCATCAGCTTGGTAGTCCTTGCTGGATACTTACTGATAGCTGTCTTAATAATATGGAATAGTAAGTCATCAGACAAGAGCTTCCTAGGATTCTCTATGAAATCAAGAAGCCTGTCTTGAACTACACTTTCCTTTCCCCCTGGCTGAGAATAGTAAAACATAATATAATTAAGCAGTCTTATGGCAAGAATGCTTGCTATCTCTGTCTTGAATCTTTCCCCATCATGAACACAATCATAAATCCTAGGCTCTACACTATCCCATTTCTGCATAAGCATATCCTGAGGAGACACCAGCTTATCAAGCTTCTGAGAGATGAACGTAGTAAATAGAGTACCTACTACATTATCCTTATCATCAAGAAAACATCCCTTGCTGATGCTTAGTATCAAAGGCAGGGATGTGTCTGATTCCCAATTTTTGATGCCTCCTATGGCCTTACAGAAGGTTGTATAGGCTCTTGGATTGATTGTATGGATATTGTTATGCTTCTTGAATATCTCATCTCCATACAGCAATCCAAAGTTAATGCACCTTGAATCAATGTTATTGAACTCTGCCCATGAAGCCCAATCCTTCACATTCATCTTAAGATTGAAGTTCATCATTCTGGTCTTCTGTGCTGAATCAAGAGAGCTTACACTATAACTTCCGTCATCTGGGTTAGAGGTGCATTATTGTTATCATTAGGCTTTTTATCCTAATTTCTGTATATTTCTATACAGTTCGGCATATATCTTCAACATAATATTTTATGTTGTGGAGCACTCGTGGGTATATTATTGATTGACTTTCTCAATACCTATGCTCTGAACCTTCACCATACTTTTATGTCATTCAGGTGCTTGGCTGCTGATTGCCCTATAACACTAAATTTTCTAGCATTCAAGCTTAATGTTTCCATTTACTTTGTAGCTTTAGTGTCTTCAGGGGATTCCAGCATTTCACTCCATTTAGTCCCCAACCTCGCCCAGTAAAAACCACCACATTTAGTTCCTTTGGTGGCGGCTGTAGTTATACTGTTACCATTTAAATGTAAAACTTTGGCTGCTATAGAAGCTTTTTCAAATACTCTAATTTTAGTTTTCTTATCTGCCGCAATTTGAACTATTGGATAATAACACTTTATACTCAATAATTTAGAGTTATCAAGCTTATCAACCTTTTCATAAGAATACCTGTATCCACCATAAGAGGCAGCAAGACCTCTACACACCCTATTTATTCTACTGGGTGCGTCTTTAGGTTTAGGTAGATTCATCTGTCTAACACATTCTTTAGAGGATTTAAAAGTCCATATATAATCACCCTCTATACTATAGACATGAATTTCATGCCACCTTTTGTCTTTTTCAAATTCAATTTCTTGTGTGTATCTCCAAAAATATCCTCCAGCTGTTCTAGTAAGTTTTTCATTTTCTTGGGCTGCATGCATTATATTTGAAGAACTAATACCCAATTCTTCAGCAGCAGTGTAAACATCAGAGTACATTTTTATAAATTTACCTTCAAGATTAAATTGAAACACGGGTTTTACAAGAAAGTTAGTGGTAGGATTTTGTATGTTATACTCTGCATGGTATAAATTCATATAGTAATCCTCTTTTTCTCTAAGATCCTTGTCACTTGCCCCAGGCATTTCTTCTAATAGTTCAAATTTAGCATTCCCATACTTATCATAAGCTCTTTGCAAATAAATATTATCATGCCTTCCACATTTTAAATCACTTTTATGCTGCTTCCATCTCTGATTAATACATACTGAGCTTCCAATGTATGATTTGCCATTAATTTCAATTCTGTATACTCCAGATATATTCTTCATAACTATATTGTATTAACAAGCAAATATACAAAAATAATATGGTACTAACAAATAATACGCCTTATTTTTCAAGGACTATTGACGTATTCTTAGGCAAAGTCCAACTGATATAACTACCTGTATTGATTAATTCCATTGTTGCCTGCATAAACAATGCATTAGCTCTGGTGTAATCATCAATCAACAGAATAGTGCCATTAGGATTCTCTTCTCTAGGAAGCCAAGCAGGGGTAGCATAACCCATTCTAGTGGTATTTGTAACAGTGACACTCACAGGAACCTTACTAAGAAGATTCTCTGGCCACCATTTAGTCTTAGTTTCTCCATCCTTTGTCTTCCATTGTAGCAAGACCTCTTTCTGAGGAAAGCCAACCAAATCACCGACTTCCTCAAGCTGTGACAGATTTAACTTACAGAAAGTCATTCCTCTCTTAGTAGCAACTTCCTCTACCAATGAGGTCTTTCCAATTCCAGCAGGCCCCTCAAGTCCTATAGCTATAGAGGTCTGCCCTTCATCTTGTAATCTCTTGTTGTTGTCCAAGAGATAGTTAAACACATCAGTGAATTCACCTAGTGTCATTTCATTTAAATTACTCATGTGTATCTTCTTAATTGTTCCTTATTGCTTGATCTAGTCATACTAATAAGGACTTTATCTCCTTTCTTGAAGTTATCTGGTAATGCATCTGCAAAATACATAATCAGCTTTCCTCCAGTACAGATGTATTCCTTACTTATGACACAATCATCTACCTGATCTATTGGTGATGTAACCTCAGCATGATATAGCATAATGTTACGATCTTTCCATTCTGCATACCTGCTGATACTTAGCCAAGAAGGATCATCAGAGTCCTTCATGACTATTATTGTATAATCACTTATTTCTACTATTCTCATAATTGTATTCATACCAATTAGGTCCTATTTTCAGTCCTACAATATCATCCAGGTGAAATTCTTTTGGTACACTGGCAAAATATAAGATTATTATATCTGGAGAAAACAGGGCATCCTTAGTTTCATACATCATAAAAGAATAGTTAGGCTTAAATATACGAAGCTTTCCCCATGTTTGAAAAGCCTCTCCCATAAGCATGAAATCCCATATCCCATGAAAATTGTCAAGGACTATGGTGCAATCCGTTATTTCCACTATTCTCATTGGGCTTCTTCTTAGAATATATCTCAAGTATATCCTCAAACCAACACCAGTGCATATCCCTTAGAGCCACAGTACCATGAGGGTGTTTTACAATGTTGCAGACATTTACCTCAGTACCGTATTTCTCCCCAGGCATACATATCTGAATGCTATCCACTGTAGAAACCTTGGCAATGCCTCCGTATATCCTATACTTTATTTTATCCCCTATCTTGATTGTTGTTCTCATAGGCTTCAGTCATGTTTGAATCCCACACCTTCATGATAGAATATGCTTATGGCATCACTGTACATCCATGATGAATTGCTAGAATGATGTCCTAGCTTGTCAATATACTCTGAATCAATTTTTGCATCTTCCTCCACATTATAGAAATGTACTGAAGAGTCACTATAATCCAATACTACTAACTTCTTATCTTTCATGCTGCATTCTCTTTAGGTATATAAATTACTTTTCCAGGAAACTCCTGATGATAACCATCTGATGATATAATCCATACCATTCCAGAAGGACTCTCTGAAGGCAAATCTGCATATCCATCTGTAAAATATACTAGTGCCGCATACTCCTTCCTATGCTTTATGTAGTACTCCACAGGGGGATTGAATGATGTTCCTCCACCACCTACTATCTCAGGTATTGTCTTACCATCATACTCAGTGATCTTGCCAATCTTAGAATCACATTCTACAATGGTAATCCTTGCTCCTGCCTTATAAATATATTCTATCTCAGAGAAGAAGTCCTGAAGCTCTTTCTTATTAATAGAGCCTGAAGTATCAACTGCTACTAGTATTGACACCTTCTTCTTATGCTGAATACCTGCAGCCCCATCAAATCTCTTTGACTCCTTTCTTCTGGTAGACCTGATATTTACATCATAGATAGTCCCCAATAACCTTCTGAAATAACCTTTCCAATTAAACAACTCAGGCTTTTTTCTCCTTAGCTTCTCTATAGTATCCCTTAGTTCTGCTGGGATAGAGCCACATTGCTTTTCAACCTGCTCTGCTGTCTGCTTTAGCACAGTGTTTATACTACTCTGCATAAGCTGCTTTACAGGTTCTGGAGCATCTTTGAACTCCTTCCAAGTTTCATGGCTGTCCATAGGCTCACATCCAGAGTTATCAGGATACTGGGATTTCTGCTTCTCTTCTTCCTTAGTTTCCTGCTCTCCTTCTGAAGCTGTTGGTGGGGGTGTTGGTTGGTTTTGTTTTCCTCCCTGACCTCCATCACAAGGCTTCTGAGGATTCTTAGACTGAGTCTTCTGTTCCTCTGTCAGCTTCTCATAGTAGTACTTGGTTCCCTGTTCTGCTTGTAAGCCAAATTTAGAGGCAATACAAGCATTCTGAGGCAAGTTCTCTATGTAGCTGTTCACTTCTAAGTCTGCAGCAAGATTGAAGGTCTTAGGGTCTGAGAATGACTCAGACATAAACATGTGCTGAAGACATATATGTGAGAGCTCATGCTTAAGCAATGATATCTGCTCATCATCAGTAAACTCTGCCCAGAAATCTGGATTCACCAAAAGCCTACAGTTTACACCATTCTTTGCTACACACAAAGTTGGGACTTTCCTTGTGAGTGTCTTTGGAAGACTAAGGCAGAACAAGCCATAGAAAGGCTCCTTAATCAGAAGTCTCTTTAATGCTTTCTCTAGTTCCATGCTATTTAGCAATTACTGTGTTTACCTTGCTTTCCATAGAATCCATTCTCGCACTCATGGCTACAATAGCCATACAAGCCAAGAAGGATACAATAAGTAGAAAACCAATGACAACATGGTTTAAGTCTAATTTTCTCATAACTTTAACTATTGAGGGATAACCTCAAGTTCATCTTCTACCCAGCCTTTGCATTGTTCAAGCAACTGCTTGTTTTCTTTTATCCTATTCAGATAGCTTTCGTCTTGAGTAGCTTCAAAATCCTGTTCATCATCCCTGATTTCACATTCAAGCCTGAATCTAAGAATCTCTATAAGCTCCATAGGAGTTAGAATTCCAGACTCTTCTGCAGCACTTTTCCAACAAATGTTTGCAAAGTCAGCATTTTCATCTATATTTACCAAGTCATTCTTGCTAAGAGATGAAGAAATTGTTACTAAATGCTTGCACATGGCTCAGTTCTTTGGCATTACCTCAAGATCAGTAAGGACTATAAGAGACTTGTCTTCCCTGTTCATCTTGAAGTAACCTTTAATTTCATACTCTAATGGGTATCCTGCATTAAGATGCTGAAATACTACTTCCTGATTATCCTCTTCTTTTGGTAAAGAAGTAATGTAAACTTTTAATTCTTTAAGTGTCATAATTTAAGATTTTAATTTAATTAGTGAATCCAATGATCTGAAACAGAAGCTTCTGCGGGAATTGGCAACTTAGTGCATACCAATGCAGCAGCATCTTCCATACATTTTTGAAGCACAGCAGGAGTGTCTGAAATAGATTCCTTGTAGATGACATTGGCTTCATCATGAACAAGGGCAGCTATCTCTACATCCTTAAAATGCTTGTTATCAACAATCCAATCAAAGAAGTTCTTCATTGCAATCTTAAGGATTACAATGCCAGAACCCTGAGTTACAGAATTCAAGGCAAGTCTGTCATACTTACTTGCTGCCTTGAAATGCATGGATACTTCTTTCTCAATATAGTCTCCAGTTCCTTTATGCTTTGCTCTATACTCATCCCAAAATTCCTTAGTAAAAGATTTCTGTCTTTCAAGCCATTGCTTATGGTCCCACCAATACATCTTATGCCCACTGTACTTACACATAAGAATGTACCCTTTTTCTCTTACAGACTTAGAACCTTTTGCCTTGAAGTCTGCAATCCCAGGAAAACCATGTGCATAGGCTTCTTTAAAAGCTTGTGCTTCTTCAAGACTACACCCCATAGCACCCTGAATTGCATACTCAGAACCTCCAAACTGCTGTGAAAATTCAATACCCTTTACAGCTTTCCTAAGATGTGGATAGAGCTTCTTGATGTCCTTGATTGGGGTATCTCTTGGAATGTCATTCTTATATACCATATAGGCACATAGTGAATGCATGTCTCCAGAACCATGAAGGAACTCATCAAGCATTGACTTCTCATTATAGATATCTGCTCCCAGTCTTGACTCAAGTGCAGAATAATCACATGATACCCATTTATACCCTTGTGGGGCTGTGAAGGCACTTCTTGTTTCCTCATTACCAGGTAACTGCTGCATATTGGGATAAGTACACCTCTTAGGACTTATACCTTTATACTTAGCTAAGTCATCATTGATATTCTGAGAACCACAAGACATTCTTCCTGAGGCTGCTCCAAGCTGTCTATAAACAGTATGGATTCTATCAGTCTTTGGATTAACTGCATCAAGATGGCCTTGACCAAATGAAGTCACAACCTTAAAGTGCTCTTGATAGTCAAAATAAAGCTTAAGGAATTCATCATTTATTCCTTTCTGTACCTTAAGATGCTTTTCAAGTACACTCTCCTTGTCTTCTCCAGTCTTCTTGTCTTTCATTGATGTGTTGAATCCAAGCTGCTTAGCCACACCTACTACCTGCTGAGAGCTTGACCACTTAATACTTACCTTTGGAGTAGTATCAAACCCAGTAAACAAGTCTCCCTGCCTGTTTATATAGACATAGTTCTGAAGGCTAGGGTTATTCACTACAAAAGCATTTAGTTTATTCTCTGCATCTTCTAGCCTCTTTTGGTCATCTTTCATCTTAGCTTTCCATTTATTTTGATCAAGATGAATTCCACACCATTCAAGATAAGCTATTACAGGTACAAAGTCACATTCTATCTTAGCAGCTTTCATAAGACCTTCTTTTCTCAAGTCTTTTACCTGAGACCACATTATCTTCTCAAGATATGTCACATCTCCAGCAGCATAGAGGATTACAGCCCTATCCAAGCCTCTCCATTGAATCTCTCCTCTCACAGTCTTGTCTATGTTAGTCTGAAGCCTTCTCCATGCTATTTCCTTAAGACTGTAAGATACCTGTCCTGAAGGCCATCCAAGATGAAGAAGCTGTTCTACTATCATGGTATCATATATCTTACGAGGTATGATTCCATAATTATAGAGGAACTGCAGGTCAAACTTTCCATTCTGGAATATAAGGAGCCTACTTTCAAGGATATCCTTATAGATTCTTACATCAATGGTAGTACAATCTACAACTATCCTTGCATCAGCATTGTCATTTCCAAACTGGATGCAAAGAATGTCACACAGATGAGGGTCTCTTCCTGAGGTCTCAGAGTCACATTGAATGTTCTTCCATTCCTGCATGGCTTTTAGAGATTCCTCTGCTGATATAATTACATAGTCATCATTGGGAAACAACTCCCTGCTTTTTGTAACAAGATATATCATGAGAATGTAAGACAATGGTTCTTAAAATCCAAGGTACAGCTATGAGCATCAAAGAAATTAGTGCCAAGAAGTCCATGAATCTCTATTCCATACATGTGCATGAAATTACCGAAATCTGGGGTGTCATATACTGAGAACTCATCTACAACTGTTTCTCCATGAAGAGTGTATTCAACCAAGATGCAATTAATATCCATCTTCTCTTCTGTGAGAGCTGTTATAGAATAACCCTTATTCAGGCTCTTATAGTCTATACCAAACTCATCAATGGCAGGCTTATTCAATATTGAAGTACCACAGCCTGAATCAACAATCATATTGAGTTTATGTCCCTGCATATCAAGGATGACATAAGGGATATCAACAGTCCCATATTGCTGAAACTCATACTGAGGATTCTTTGAACAACTCCTCCATACTAACAAGAAGACTACAGACAGTACAAATACTGCCCATATAAATACAAACAAATTACCCATACATTAAAGATTTCCTTGCCCAGTTCCTTCACCAAGACCCTTTCTTGACTCGTTTCCCAGGCATTCAACTTCGATTAATTCAATTCCAGATGAGAAAAGCCACTTAATCTTCTGCCATAGTGTAGCCTTCTGACTAAGCTGTATCCTGAATTGACAGATTCTTGTATTGACGGCTATTGAAGTCTTTCTCAATGGAACTACAGGAAACACCCACTCATCATTGTCTCCACAATAGGAGTTGTCTATAACACCTATTCCATTTGCTATCATTACTCCAAGCTTCTTTGCAGTAGATGACCTTGATGCCACTATTGCCTCAAAGCCTTCAGGAAGCTCCATAGCCACCCCAAGAGGAATATAGGTAACCTCAGATATTACATCCCTTTTCTTGGCTTCAGAGCCTTTAAGTGTTCCTGCCTGAGGGGCATCAATGATTACTTCCTTAGAAGAAGCCAAATCTATCCATTCTCCTTTTTTGATGACTTTTGGAAAAGCTACTGGATATTTGCCTTCCTCATTCTTGAATCTTTTAATCTTGACTTTTAATTTCATAAATTATTATTTTAATCAGTTAATTACCTTGATTACCAGCTCACCATTAGAATCATATTTTCTTCTTACGGGTTTTCTGGTAGTAAGTCTGCTATTGTACTTCCAAGGATCAATATTCTTATAATTTTCCTCTAACTCAGTATTTATGTCTGCACTTTCTATTTCAGACACTACCCTGAATTTGCAGGTACCTATTGGTTTCAGATAGGACAGATTTTCAAGCTTCTCAGGAGCCAATGAAATCTTTAGGTTGTTAGGTTTGAATCCATCCTCAGTCTTATCAAGCCCAAGAAGCATGATATAATAGAACTTTATACCATCCATCTTGAATATTGACTTGGCTGCTACCAAGAGATACTCACCCCACATGTTAGTAATGTCCAAATTATAAAGAATATCTCCTTCATGGAATTGCTTACAAAGCCTGTTATACATAAACATTCTCTGTGACCAATCAAGGTCTCTCAGCTTATTCTTCTTTTTCTGATTTATACTGTCTTGCTTAGCCATTCTGTGATGCTGTTAATTCCTTCAACTTTAATACCATTTGGAACTTGAGGTCTCTCTTGCAGATAGTGATATAGTTCACTTCCTATAACCTCTGGATCACGCATCACAGTATCTCCAACCCTGAATTCCCCTTCTTCCTGAGTCTTGTCAAAGCCCCATACCAAAGGGTTTGGGTTGTCAATATTGTTAACCACGATAAATCTATAATCAGCCAGTCTGAAATCCTTGAAATAATCATCCTTATCCATGTTAGACCTGATTATCCTCCAATACAATTTAGCTTGGATGATGTATTTCCATTGAACAAAGGATTTGTAGAAATCATACTCTCTATGGGAGCTTGTCTTTAAGTCTACAGGAATGACAACCTTCTTGTCATGAAGGACTACAAGTAAGTCAGCCATGCATCTGTAAGGAATTCCATTAAATGTAGCCTTAAACTTAAGTTGGTAATTTCTCTCCACATTGTCAAACGGATTATCCTCACAGAAATAGAATTTGGTCTGAGGGCTGTCCTTAAGGGCTCTTACACAGGCAAACACCTTATTATATACATTCTGTGGAATAACAGTCTTATCCTTAGCCATGAAGAGAGTGTAGTAATACTGTTGTCCTTTTTCCCTGATTGACTTACACCTTGTCTCTGGCTTCCATCTTGTCTGGTACTCATATTGTGCTATGATAGGCATAATCTGGGCATCTGGAATATCATTGATATTGGTGTAGGAGTTCTTGAATTGATTGAATATTTCCTTTACAACAGGCTCTACACTAGGCTCCAATGAGGGTAAGTCACTTATCATATACTTATCATTGAAGGCTTTTTCTCCTTCTGTAATATAACAGTCTACATAGCTTCCAAAGCTGAGTGACGTAGATTCTACCTTGTCATATAGGTGGTCCAATCCCTCAAATCCTACTCTCTCATAGGTAGCAAGAGTCGAATAACTGAGTGCTGGATCTTGCCTGTATGTAGGCTCATCCACTAACCAGCTGATGTCCTTTAAACTTTTTCTTTCCATTCTTTTAATATTTCCAATGCTTGCTTAAGCTGTTTGTTGTTATGTATCTCAAAGAATATGCTTTTATGATTGTTGTCTTCCAGCCACTTAAGAAACAATTTCTTCTGATAGGGGTATCTGTCATTTTGGTATCCCTTCACCTCTACAAACACTTCTGTACCATCTATCTCAAACCTAAAGTCTGGAGTATATTTCATCCCTATGGTTTTATACTTGTTCAACCCCCATACCTCCTTATGTATTTTCCTATCTTTGTATGGAGTATAACAAGGAATAGAGAATAAGCTGCTCTTTTGCAGGGTATATGTATGTTTCTCGTACTCTGGATTATATCCAGCCTCTTTCAAAGCTTTGTAGGTAGTAACTTCTAACTTGCTTTTAAAAGTTATACCATCATATTCCAAAGGAGTGGCATTTCTTACTTTATTGTTCACAAGCAATATCAAATAACGGTTTAATTACTCTGATGAACTCTTCTCTTCCTTTAAGCTTCATGAAGTCAGATATATCCTTTCCACCATCAAACTTGGGTATAACTACATTCTTGAAGCCTGTCTCCTTAGAAAAATTCACCCCATCCCTCAATCCTGGCTCATCATTGTCAAAGCAGATGAAGATGTGCTTGAATCTTGACATAAGTACTTTCTTTGCAGTCTCTGACATTCCTGTAGTCTCAGACTGCATATAGACACATGGTATCTTGGTATTAGCCCAAAGGCATAAGGCATCCTTGAGTGAGGAACAGATGACAAGCTTGTTTCCTTTCTTTGGAATCTTAGTCCACAAGCCTACCACACTGCCATCATTCTTGTTTGACCACTTATAAAGTCTACTGAAAGGCTGATATACCTTGATAGTGACTTTACCCTCTTTCCTCTCAACAAAGGCATAGGCATATTTTGCTGCAGGGAATACATACCTTGTGCCATCCTTATATATTATCTTATGGGATATTGGGTAGACCTCTGCATGCTTAAGCCACTGAAGGGATATACCATAAGATTCCCAATAAGCCAAGTCATAATCCTGCCATTCCCTGATTTTAACCTTGATATCAGTATCAGGACTTGGGATTGACTTTCTGGTATACCTTATGGTTATCCTCTCATTGGAAGGCTTCTTCATCTCCCTGCCTATCTTACGTATGACTTCAGAGAAAGAGAGATTGAAGCATTTCTGCATAAGGGAATATATGTCACCATGTACCCTCCTGTCTGCGTAGTCAATATAAAACACTTTCTCTCCATCTGGAGAATAAATAGAGAAAGAAGGATGTTCATCCTTTCTCAGAGGTGAATTTATTAGAGCTGGGAGTGAGGTTATTCCAAAGTAGTGAGAGAGTATCTCATATTGAGATACCCTACTCATTACCTCGTTTACTGTCTCACTTGAGTTAGCTTTCATAAATTACCTTCTTTACTCTATGCTACATCTGCAAATGGGTCATCATTTGATGGGCTGTCGCTGAAAGGAAGATCATCTGCATCTGATGCAAATGGGTCATCTGTAGCAGGCTTATCAAGGTTAGTCTCCTTGACATTCTCCTTATACTCGTGGATATTAGTGATTAATCTTGCGGGATCATCTGTGAAGACTGTGTCCTTCAAGCCACCAGCATTCTTGGAATTTTCAATCTCATCCTTGAGTACATTGTATGACTGGGAACCATTCCTCAAAGTAGTCCTGGTATATGCAGTATTGAACTGCTTGCCTTCATCATCTGTCCTTACACCCAAGAGAATCTTTAGCTTATTGGTAGGAATAAGAGTACACATCTCCTTAAGTTCACTTACATTACCCTTAAGATAGTCTGCAAAGTGATAATCCAACTCACAGTCCTCTGGATGTGGAGCAGGAACCCAAGTACCAGTATTCTTATTGTAGCTCTCAATAGGAGTGATGTTCAGGTAATTAATAATGAACTTCACTAACTCCTCTTCACCTGTATGGCAAGGCTTATAATCCTTGTCAAGCTTTGCAGGGCCATTGGAATATACTGGAATCTGCTTGTTCTTAGCTTGCTCTATGGTAACCCATGCAGTCCTGCCATATTTGTCAATCACCTGTACCTTACTCTGGTCAGAATTATACCTATAACG